GAAGTGATTGCGATCCCCGATAGCTCAGTTGGTAGAGCATTCGGCTGTTAACCGAATTGTCCGAGGTTCGAGTCCTCGTCGGGGAGCCATGCATAGTTACATATTTAGAAACAGAAAACGATTGGCAAAAATATATGGGATGGTAGCCCAATCGGCAGAGGCAATAGACTTAAAATCTATCAAGTATGGGTTCGAGTCCCATCCATCCTACCAATATAGTAGAAATTAAAAATGTACGAATATAAAATTAAATCCATCGAGCATATCGTAGATGGTGATACCTTTGATTGTATCGTTGACCTAGGATTTAGCATCCTTCATAAGATTAGAGTGAGGATGTACGGAATTAATACTCCTGAAAGCAGAACTAGGGATCTAGAGGAAAAAGCCAGAGGCTTGGCAAGTAAGAAGAGGCTTATTGAATTGCTTGAGGAGCATGAGGGTAATCTAATTATTGCCACTAAAGAGAAGGGCAAGTATGGTCGATACTTAGGTGTTGTACTGGTAGATGATGGAGAGCATCGAGTGGATATTAACAGGTTGCTAATCACCGAAGGTTATGCAGTAGAATATTTCGGTGGGAAGCGGTAAGCTCCTGTAGCATAATAGGATAATGCAACGGACTTCTAATCCGTAGATTTCAGGTTCAAATCCTGACAGGAGTACCACTTGCGGTACTATAATCACTTGGTCAATGACTACATTAGAATTTACAATTCGTAGAGTGCCAGAGGATTCAGGGCGAATAGCCGCTGATCCTGATCTGGAGGCTACTATTATACCCCCCTCTGGGGTAGACCCGAATGACGATATTGAATATTGGGTTTATGAAGAGGTTCAAGCCGCTAAACAAAAAGGTAACTATGTGGTTATCACTATGGCAGATAGATCAGCCTTTGTTCCAACACCTTGGATTGTACAAGTTAGAGAAATAGGAGAAAAATTATGATGTTAGAAGTAATTGTTAGTTATGTTGATAAAGATGTCCCTGCGGATATGTTTTCAATTCTTACCTACCTTAGAGGGGATGGCTTTTGGCAATTCCTTACCACAGAAGGAGTTACGGTAAATGTTCCCGATCACGCAGTCCGTAAAGTAGAGATCTGCCCCATGCAAGGCAGCCCTGTCAACGATGGCGAAGCAAGCTGATTTAGATCAAGTTTACCTTAATATGGCTGAATCTCTCTCCTCTTTGTCTCATGCAGAGAGGAGAAAGGTCGGCTGTGTTATTGTTAAAGATACACAAATTATCTCGGAAGGTTATAATGGAACTCCTAGGGGCTTTAATAATTCTTGTGAATATACTGACCATCTCGATGAGATGTATACCAAACCAGAAGTATTACACGCAGAATCAAACGCAATCACGAAACTTGCTCGCTCTACTAATTCATCCGATGGCGCAACATTATATGTTACTTGTAGTCCTTGTTTTGATTGTGCAAAACTCATAATCCAGGCAGGTATCGCTAGGGTAGTGTATCAACATATGTACACAAACAAGAATTGCATGGAGGCATTAGCGTTGCTTGCAAAAGCAGGAGTGTCGGTCATGCAAATGAAAAAAATTAGTGAAAAGGCTTGATTTCGAGCCAAGGCACGGTATAATACTCGCATGATTACAAACGAACAATGGCAATTGATTGACGAAAAGTACGGTAAACTCCTTATCACTATATGCAACAACATATCAGGTGATTTGGCGATAGCAAGTTTTGATGATAACCTTCAAGACCTGCGAATTGCAACGATGGAGGCTGTAAAAGGTTTTGAAAAGAAGGAAGGTGTACCTTTCTCTGAGTTTTGGGGAACCTCTGGTTTTCATAAGTATATGAAAACTTGTCTGTGGAACTTGAAGAATAAAAAGGGTGCTAAGATAACTAAGAAAGCTCCTATCCTTCGCAATACTGTAGACATTACTGAGTATGGTGATGTGTTGATTGCGGAACATCAGGACACTTCTGGTCTGTCTAGTGTAGCTGACCTTATTAAACAATCCAAGGCTAACTTTGATGATCGTCAGAAGCGACTCATAGATGAAGTTGCTAAGAATCCTGATTATGTTAAGCCTAACGGGAAACTAAATATTACAAAGCTATCAGAGAATCTAGGCTGCTGTGTAGCCACAACTAAAAGAACTATTACTCAAATCAAAAGTAAATTTAACCTTGACCTTTAAAATGGAAGATCTAAAAAAGAAAAGAGACGAACTACAGAAGAAGTATGAGCGCATGATGGAGGCTCACACTAAGAAAAGCCACATTGGTAATGAGGGGGCTCACATGGATTCTGCAAATGCTTTGAAAGCTATTTATAGTGAGATTTATGATCTTTCTCTGAAGATTGGTGATCCTGTGCCTTTGTGGTTCTGATGGCTGTTCAATCTTTTATACACGATTGCGCTTGTAAAATGCTTGGCGTAACAGAAATACCCCTTGATTTGAGGAATTATCTTGACGATGTTGAGATGTATGCAAATCTGATGGGAGGCTCTGTTTCTTCACGACAAATTGTAGGAATAGCTCTAGCCTCTTACGCAAGAATTAGAAGGTTAGAAAAGAAAAGACCTGTTACTCAGGAGGAAGATGGCCCTGAAGGTCATTACGAAGGATGGGGGATATGAAAAGTAATTTCGCAGATATCGGTGGAGATGTAGGTAAACTTGTAGCTGAGAAGCAAGCTGCGTATGGAGATTCCTTCGGCAGAAGTGGAGAGTGTCTTCGTCAAATGTTTCCTGATGGTATTAGACTCGAACAGTATGACGATTTACTTACAATAGCTCGTATCCTAGACAAACTATTTCGTATAGCTAACAACAAGGATGCATTCGATGAGAATCCCTATCAGGATATTGTGGGTTACGGACTACTCGGAATGAACCGACACTCTAGCAGTTCCACTTCTTCAAAGAAAGACTGAGACGATCCTTGCCTGTGTTGTTGCTGGGTTTTTGTCTCTTCCTCATGCCACTCATGCGAGCGCAGAAAGACTTTCTTCTGTTTGCTGCCTTACTTCCCTTCTTTAGCTTAGATGGTTTAGTTGTTACTGCCATCTTTAACTTAGAACCTGGATTTGCTGCTCTGTAAGATGCTACTCCCTTCCTGTTTAGTCCACCCTTGGGATCTTTACCTGATTTCTTTTGCCATGCTGCAACCTCAGTTAGCAGGTTGGTTATCTTTCTATAGCTTCCTTCTTTTACGCAAGACCCTTTAGCGTATGGAGTGCCTACGGCTTTATATCCCGCCCAGCATCGGCCTCTTTTCTTACCTTTACGCATGGTGCTTTCATTAGTTCTTTTTTTCTTACCACCTGGAGTTACCTTTCCGCTGCAAACAGCACTAGCATACATATTAGCGTAAGCGGATGGATAAACCTTAAACTTACTTTTGGCTGCTGCTTTACCCCTTGCACATAATTTCTTTTCTAATACGACTCTAAGTATGTTCTCGTTCATTTTTTTGCTCCTCTTTGTGAATGTGGCAACATTTGTAGGCTTACCACCTGGATTTCCAGCAGCCCTTTTTCTTTTAACAGCCGACCTCTTTTGTCCCTTACTCATGCGAGCGGCTTTAGCAGCAGGAACACACTTAGGGTATCCCTTTCTTTTTTCACCTTTTGATCTACCACAGGGCTTGTAACCGCCTCCCTTCTTGGGGGCACCAATATCCACCCATCTTTGCTTTACCCACTTTCTTAGATCTTCATCAAGATTATCCTCTGAAACGGACATCTTCTCAAGAGACTTGGCTTGCGCCTTGTGCATTTTTGATGAGCCTTTTAACTGTTTGATTATTTTGTTTAATTTTCTCTTTGACATTGGGGCGACCTTCTGATATTATATAGGCCATGAACATATTCGTACTCGATAAAAATCCTTCAATTGCAGCGCAAATGCATTGTGACAAGCATTGCGTCAAAATGATCCTTGAGACTGCTCAGATGCTCTCGACTGCCCATCGTGTCTATGATACGCCTCAAGCAGAGAATGTCTACAAAAAAGCTCATTTAAATCATCCATGCACCAAATGGATACGAGAATCTGGTGCTAACTATCGCTGGGCTTGGAGGCTCTACCATGAGCTTCTGGTGGAGTTTACGAAGCGTCGAGGCAAGCTCCATAAGTCTGGAGAGCTTATTCATGACCTAGCTCATACTCCTCATGGGATGCCCGAGATTGGCCTTACGCCCTTCGCCCAAGCGATGCCCATATT